TTTATAGGCAACATAGGCGTCCATCATCGCGGCCACAGCGTCAATCTTCTCGTCACCGCGCTTCTTGGTAAGCTTTTTATTCTCATTCGTATCCTTGATGACGACTGCATTACCCATACAGAACACCATCAGTTCCTGATCAAACAAAAGCATCCGTTCCCCCGCAAGCTTTTTTAACTCGCCCAAAGGAACGGACTCTGTTTTAGCACCCTGTATAACCTTTTCGATTCCATACGGACCGTTTTCTGTTTCCCATCGATCGACAAACGACTTTGCGTTATATGGGTCAAATCCGAACGATCGGACATCGTACTGGGAATCCTCTATAAACCGATCCAGATCTTCGTATACGTCTCCAATATCGAGAACCGTACCGTCCATAACAATAAGACTTCCCTCTCGCATAAAATCCTGATACTTGTTTCTCATTGCGAGCGGTAGTTTATTAAGAGTTAAATCGGTTATATAGCATCTGGTTTTAATTCCAAACGATCCATCACGAAGCGGAAACAAGAAAGTAAACGCACAGAAGTCATCGCCCATCGAAAGGTCGGCACCAAGACTACAAGTCATCCCCCAGAAATCATTTCTCTTTCTGGTTGGCTGAATCTCGTCATAAGTAAAGAAATACGTGGAGCCTTCCATTGGTATTCCGAATCTCTTCGCAAGAATGTCGTTTCGATTTGCAGGCGCATGTTCCATACGTTCGACATCAAGCTGATAAGTCTCGTAACTTACGGTCTTTCCAAGATTGGGATTTGCTTTGACCCATTTTTCAGGTTCTGCGACTTCGCTGATGTCATCCAATCGATAATACCAAATGGAGACATGAGGGTTGTTATACTTACCGCGAAGTATGTCCATCAATTCCATTTTGATTGTATCGCCAGCGGCATTGCGTACCGTGCCTTCGGAACTGATTGCAAGAATAATGTAATTCTCGATTTCGCCCTTCGAAGCGCCCTGCTCCAAAGCACCGATCACGTCTTCTCGTATATCACCGGAAAGCCATTCGTCGACCGTTGCGACTTTGCACTTCAGACCCTGAATCTTGTCAATAGACATCGGTCGAACCATTACAATTGATCCTGTGAGGAAATTCTGAACGCCGTTCTTTGTCGAAGCAAGTTTAACTCTGTTAGCTTTCGAACCAGTAGTATTCTGAAGCGATCCCTCTGTTAGGAACTTAAACAGCGGTCCCCTGGATCTTGTAATGGAAGTCCGAATAGGCGACATTACTTCGTCCGCCTGCTTCATTGTAGGCGCTATCGTAACCTGCTGCGTAGTACTCGTATCAATGTTCAAGAAGTAATTCTGAATACACGAAGCGTACATTGACTTCGCAGCGCCTCGAGCCACGATCAAGTACTGCTTATTGATAAGCCGTTTCTTGATCATTTTACGAACATACTTTCCGCCATGCCCGTCCTTATTAGGCACGAACACACTTCTCTCGACGAAGTAATACCACCCGAATATCTGCTCAGACCACAGTTTAAAGCTGTCCAGAAGATGTAAATCGCTTCCGTCGGTAAGCGTCAACTCGTTTTCGCAGAACTTGATGAAACCTTCAACTGCTTCATCATCATAATAAATGCCAGGATTAGCAATCAGATCGTCAATGCGATTCATTTCCATTGCTATTTCCTGGCACACTGGGATGTCGCCTCTCAATACGGCATCCCGAAATTTTCCATAATAAATCGGCACTGCCGTATTTGATAGCGACATGGTTAGTGTTCACCTCACTCAGCTATAAAAAAATAAAGCCCGGCATTAAATCCGATCTTTATCGACCATACTTTCTATACCGATCATAATCGTCAACGTCACTATATAGTTTTTCGATTTCTCGTTCTCTATCAACAATTCGATCAGAAGTAGACTGAATACCAAGACCAGAAAAATATCTTGACACAGCATCCCTACCATTTTCCAAATCCTGACGATACAAAGATCTTTCTCCACGATCATTTTCGGTATCATCTTCTAATTCATAAATCTTTTGAAGTGTTGCGTCTCTATCGAATCCGGATTTGCTTAGTTTTCGTCCACGTTCGATACTATCTTTATATTTTTCTCTCATCCATTTCACAGTAGTTTTATCGGCAGCTATTCGTTTCTTCTCTTCTATTGCCTTTTTGGAATTAAGATCACGCTTTCTTTCCTCGGCATTTTTAGCAAAAGGATTTAATGCCTTCCTTTGAGCTTTCCTTCTTTCTGCTATGGCGCTTTTTAGTTCCATCTGTGCTTTAAAGTTTTCGACAGTGCCGTATCTTTCTTTACCGGCGGCGGTAAGAGTTCCATCCGGATTCTGAAACCGCCTTACTCCCCACTTCTGGCCTTTGATACCATGATGAGAAAGAGAAGAACTAAATGGCATATTGGCAATATAATAAGTAGGCATTTAAATATCCTCCCCACATTTTAATTCTTTTTCTTGTTCGGATTGGAGAAAGAATATCTCGCAGCCTCTTTGGGATCAAATTTTTTGTTAAGAAGTGCAAACGCAGCGTAAGTACCCATGCCAGTTAAAGCGGCTCCTGCTATCTTTCTTCCAGATTCTATAAACATACGCTCTGTAGGACTTGCTGGATTAGCGATGGCGTCATAAGTCATTTGTCTAAGTTCTTTCTCTTTCGCCAATCGCCCTATCTTCTTAACTAACTCTTCATCGGTCATCTTGAAAGCAAACGCACTATCCTTTACTCTTTCCGCGTTGTTTGTAACCCTATCCAAATATCCCGTATTTTGAGCTAGTTTATAAGCACCATATGCAGCGGCAGCGGTTCCGACACCAATCGCAACACCTTTTGCTAACTTCTTAAGCTTCGCTCTTTTTTCTTCAGACATACCGGATTTTCTCGAAGACTTTGGATCAGAGTCCGATTTACCAGATCCATATCTCTTACGTCCGGCTTCAGTTAAAGATTTATCCGGATTCTGAAACCGCCTTACTCCCCACTTCTGGCCTTTGATTCCATAGTGATACAATTCTGACGAGTAAGGAATACCGGCAACAGTATAAATCGTGTTCATAGTTCGAGTTCACCTCACTCAACTATATTTTTAATTTCATAGAGGTTAACCCACCCCAAACATCATCTTCGCTTATAACTTCTACTGGAATAAATCCAAGTTTTTCGTATATATGACGAGCATCAGGAGAAGTACCAGGAACCTCTAAAGTAACCGTTTTATACTTTTCTTTTTTAGCATATTTTATGATACCTTTCATCACAGCAGTGGCATATCCATGTCCTCTTTCGCTTTCATCTATCCCAACCCACACAACGTTTAATGAAGAATCCGACTCTTTAAATATCTCAGCGTCGCCTATCTTTCTTCCATTAACCGTTATATTAAACTGCTTATCATTCATTATGTTTTTCCTTACTGATGGAAAATATTTAGAAATGAAATCTGCAAATTTTGAACTCGGGCGTTGGCCGAGTGTAACTTCTTCTTTTTTTCTAGTTTTTTTCTTTTATAGTTAACAAATCTCTTCTAACATTTTGTTCTAATGGATACGAAGGCCCATTTCTAACTCCCCATTTCTGTCCTTTTATGCCATGATGACTAAGCGAAGAACTAAAAGGCACTCCCACAACCAAATACACCATAGTAAATACCTCCTAGTCAACAGCAACATTCAATCGCCATTCATATTCTTTGCAAGCGTTTTCAAAAGATGTTAGCACGAATGAGCTCGTCGGAGGATCAAATGCCATTCTGGTTTTCATATAGACATATGACTTTACTGACTCCAGATCTTCAGCGTCTCCAAGAAAATCGCTCCAGGACTCATCAGGTCCGGTTATGCGGAACCCGCTGGACGGTCCAACTCCAAGCTGCGTGAGTGTAGCAAGGGCGCTGTTAATAAACAACACAATATCGTTATCAAAAACCTCATAGTCCGAATCCGGCCCAAGGAGGCTCTTAATGCTTAGTAGAATACTGTCTTCCATGATTAATACCTCCAAGGGCAAGTATCGTTTGGTTTTCTGATAACAGGATCTTTTGCTAAAAGCGACGAATCCCCATAGTGAATTGCCTTATGTGTGTTTGGCGATGTACAAATCACATTGTCCATATCCATCAACAGCCCAGTACGATTCTCAATATCTTCAGGAGTTATAGGATTAATGTGGTGAATCTCGATTCTATTTACTATAGGACGATCGTCACAACCTAAATCGCATCCCTCATCACGGATTATCACTTCTCTTCGGAATCGCTTCCACTCTGGTGAATTATAGAAA